CGTAGATGGACGAATACGCGCAGATGTCTGCGTAACCGATTACGCCGTCGGACGCGTTGTTCAAATCGACGAACAATTCCCAATGTGGCAATAGTTCAATCCGCAACCTGGGGCGACCGGCCAGTTCCTTTGGCTCCCGCCCGATCGACTTCTCAACTTGCTTCAGGTTTTCCAAGCGGCTGACTTTTGAACCCGTATCAAAACCCGCCGCCCAAAATTGCCAGGTGGCGAAGGTTTCTAGTTCGCCAATCAGCCCGGCATAAAATTTTTGCGGTCTGCAATGAAACGGTCGATTTGACTGGCGACAAATGGCGCGTCAGCGTACAGCGTCTTAGCTGCCTTATCGCTGTATTGAACGTCCTTTTTGCCGTCCGTCAAACCCCTCCAGCCCTTGGTGATCGCCACTAGCATTTCAATGTCCGCGCCCTCGATTTCCTCAAGCAGCTTCATTTGAAACTTTCGCACCGCCTCGCGATACTTCTTCGAGTCGGGTCCGACGACGGTGATATAAAAGTCGGTCAATTCGCCGTCGACTGGACTGATCACCTGCACCTCGGACCCATCCCCGTGGGCCTCAGCGGTGTATAGGCTGGTTATCTCCATATTATGCGGTCCTTACAATTTTTATTTGACTGGTGGTTGACGAGTCATATAACGCGATGAATTCCAACGATACAGTGACAGCGCCGGGGCCTGAAACTTCAGGGTTACCGCTGTTGTACTTGATATTCGGAAGCGTGACGGTGTAGTAACTACCGCTCAAATCCGTCAGCACGAATACGATCGCGCTGGCCGTTTCCGCGATGAACTTGTCAATCAATGACGAATCTTCAAAGTAGGCGGTGACGGTGCCGGTGACCATCGACTTACCCGTTGACGGATTCAGCGTTGTATCGTCCCCGACAACGTATAGAGCCTCGATGCCATTGTCGATTGTCAATTCCAGTGCGGTCACTGTTGCTATCGAACTCCCGCCCTCGGTGATCGACCCGGTGAACGAGTCGAACGGCTCGGCGGTGCTTTCCGCTGCGTAGGTCACGCCCGTCAGCGCCGTTCCTGCCACTGCCATGTCCTTGCCGACGATGCCAAATGATCCGGTGACCATACTGTTCGGCGCAATCGACAAATTCATGCTATTAAAATTGCAACCCGTCGAGCGCAGATATTTGCCAATGTCGGCGTGATAGCGCTCAATCGTAAAGCTGCGACGGGTTGTGCCCGCGAGCAGGATGTTTGTTGCCCAGGATCCGCCTAGAGTCGCCTCGATCAAATCATCGAATGTGCCGTAAGACATCTCAAAATTGATGTCTCCGCCGACCGACTTGTTGCCGTGACGGAAATGGGCGACCTGGCGATCCTGGCGCAGTTCTTCGGATTCGAGCGCGTCCTTCGACAGACCAAGCGTTGTGCCCGTGTGCCTGATTGGCGTCAGTTCAGGGGTCGATGCTGGCGTTGTGCCATATGTTACTTCAACGATATAGCTAAGGTCGTGGCGTGAGCCGGTTGCGATTGTCATAGGTTACCTCGGTGGCGTATGGGCCATATAATTAATTGAAATTGCAATGGCAAACCGATCACCATCTACAATGCCAGCGGTGCGCGAAACGTCGCGCAGTCTGACAATAGTGCCAGCACTTGTTAGACTGGTGCCTCGCTTGAAATGATCACCGATCAAATCCGCTTGAGCCTCAGCCGATGCGCGACCGCCACCGACAGCCGCAAAAATATCTACTTGGTAGATGCCTTGATACTCATCAAGACCCGTGTTGCCCAGGCCGGCCTGTTGTGTCGGTGCCGGTAGCAGGGTTGGCCTGAGATACAATACACCGCTCACCGGCTCATAGGCTATATTTTGCCATGCAACCGGCGGCAGTGCAGCCAACGTGTTTAGTCGGCTATCTAGCGCGGCGCTAATGCTGGCAAATATTGTACTCATCTTCTTGCTGCGTCCTCGACCGCCTTATTCCATGCCAGGATGCTGACTCGAACCATTCCGCTCGGCGCTTGTTTGCTGTGACTGCCAAATTCAATCCGCCCAGCGTAGGGCAGGTTGTTCGTCAAGTAGATGTCCCGGTCGCCGGTGGCACCACTGACGGTCGCCTCAGCACCTTTTATTGTCAGACCGCCAGAGGCGTCGATGTTGGCTATCTCCTTGGCGGCAGGTGTATCGAGCGTGGCTTGCCAGTTGCCTCGCAATCGCCCGCCGACGTAGCCTGGAGGCGCTGACGTAGGGTCTTGCCATTGGCTGGGGTTGCCAACCGGCGTCGCCATTATAACGGTGCCGAATACTTGCAGTGCTGCGGCACGCTTGGCCTCGACCACATCGAGGCCAGCTTTATCCGCCCATTTTTTAACGTCGACAGTGAATGTCATACATCACCGCTGTTCCTGCGGGCGAGGTGGCTTTCACCTGCATCGCCCGGTAGTCGTTGCTGGAAAACTCGACGTTATCGTCGACCTCAGGTGCGCCGGATGCGGCACCAAATAGCAACCGGAAATCCCCGCGCTTGACTATCTCGCCGTCGATCTCGCTATTGTCGAACCGCATGCGAACGCCCTTACCCGTCAGCGTTGTAACGGATCCGCCGGTATAGCTGCCGGTCCCTGGGTTGAATGTTGCGCCGCCGGTCCTGGTGATCGTTGTATCGGCACCAAAATGGTTTATTAATGCCGTAGCGGTTGCCTCCATCCCAGCGTAATTAAACACGAATTATCCCCGTTAACTTCTTAACCAGTGAGGATAATTTGGCCTCGGCTGCAGCTAGGTATGTTGTCGGGTGCGCCGACTTTCCGTACTCGACTTCGATGTCGCCGATCTTTTCCCGTACAGTTTCTCGGCCCTGGTTAGCGAGCGGGTTGTCGCCGCCGTCGATAGCTAGGGCGATCTCAATCTGCGAATTAATGAGGTTGGACGGTATTGTGTCGGACGCGATGCTGTAACCATCAATTTGGACGCCGAGCCTGGGCCATTGCAATGCTTGGTCATCGTTCGCTTTGGTGCCGATAAAATTCTTATCTTCGAGGGCATCCATTGCCTGGATCAATAGCACCGCAACCGTCCCGCTAACGGTGACGCCGCGATCTGTTGCGTATGTTGACAGTTGGGCCTCGGTTGCGTAGCTGTTCGCGCCGGCAACCTTAGACCCGTCTTCGATAATGATCGCCATTGTTTATCCTATTGCTGCAGGTGCCTCATAACCTGGGCGGTATTGAAACGGCCACCCGCAGCGCAGGGCCGTCCCTGGCGCATCATTTGGCCTTTGATTTGGCCTTTGATTTGGCCTTCAATTTTGGTGCTGGTTTCTCGCCCTTTACAATATCGCTAGGGAGTCGGTCCGCGACGTTGATTAGGGTTTCGACGTCAGATCGGATGACGATCATGGTTTCCATAGGTATCAACCTCATGCTGTCAAAGCTAGGCCCTCACGGGAGGGCCTATCGGTAAAGCACTACAACCGTTTATCCTAGCAGGATTGCAGTGTGCTCAGGTTTGACAACGTCTGCGCCCCAAGCCAGTGCGACCTCGTAGCGAACCTTGCGATAACCCTTATACAGGCTGAACTCAAGCGCTAGGCCAGATCGCGGATCGGTGATGATCATGACATCGGATGCCATGTCACCTTCCTCGGGTCGGGCTGGTGCGCGGGTTACCAATACAAGGGCGGAGCGGTTGAACGCCATATTGCGAGCGGCGGTTGCTCCCACAGTCAGTGCGACAGCGGATGCGGCCAATGCCTGGCGCAAACCCGGCTCGGCCAGTGTGATGGTACCTGCGGCGGCTACGCCGGTGGTGACAACATACTTGTTTGTGTCGCCCGCGAATGTCACCGTATCGCCAGCTAGGACTGTGCCTGAACCGGTGATTAGCGGTATCGCGGTGACACCTACAGCGAACCCAGCGGCGGAGCTGGTGTAACTTGCGCCGGTGCCTTTTGTTGGCGTGTTGATCTGTGCGGATTCGCGCAATGGCATCCCCGCAAGGTCAAGCAGCACACCCTGGCGCAGCATCGAATCGGTGCCCGCAGAATTAACCGCTGACTGCTTACCGATGAAATTGGCACCGGCGGATGTATCAATAACCAGTTGGTTATCGGATCCGGGCGAGCCGTTGTCCTTCAGGATCTTCAGGACGTTCGATGCGTCTGTGTAGTCGTTCGCGGTGCCGAATGGTGCCGTAGTTGGCGTGCCGAATGCCCGACTGAATTTGCTATGCAGCGCACCCAGGTCAGTCTCGACCTCGTTTGCCAGACCACGAATTGCTTGCGCGATCTTGTTGGCACGGACGCCCATATAACCCGGACCCGTTTGTAACTTCGCCTGATCTTCACCAACAAAGCCGAACTCGAAAGCGCGGGATTTATTGATTGTGATCGTTTTAGAGCCGGATGTTTGTCCGGTCGGGTCGGGCGTAGTCATTGCGGGCGTGACGTCGGTGCCGTTGCCCGCTGGCTCAACATCGACCACGATGTTTTGGTCTTTACCTGCACGCGCCGCGCTGGTGTTAATTGTGACTGCGGGTATCAATCCGGTTA